TGGTGGTCGTCGAGGCGCTGGGCGAGGACCTGGCGCAGGCGGCCGATATCGTCGCCCGGGTGCGGGACGCCGGGCTGCTGCCTGAGCGGGCCGCGGTCGGGCTGGATCCGGCCGGGATCGGCAGCATGGTGGACGCGCTGGCCGAGCGCGACATCGGCGGCGAGATGCTGGCCGGCATCGCGCAGGGCTGGCGTCTGAACGGCGCCATCAAGGCGGCAGAGCGCGGGCTGGCGCAGGGCACGCTCGTGCATGCGGCGCAGCCGCTCATGGCCTGGTGCGTCGGCAACGCAAAGGTCGAGCCAAGGGGCAATGCGGTGACGATCACGAAGCAGGCCGCGGGCTCGGCGAAGATCGACCCCCTGGCGGCCCTGTTCAATGCGGTGGAGCTGATGGCGCGCAATCCGCTGGCGCCGGCGGCATCGCCCTGGGACGACCCCAACTTCACCTTGGCGCCGGCGGCATGAAGCTCTTCGGCCTGGAGATCCGCCGGGCGGCGCCGGAAACGCGCGCATCGCCCGAGAACGTGGCCGTTTCGGTCACGGCGGACAACTTTCTCGCCTTTTTCGGGCAGAATGCCGTTCATCTGCCCGCGGTCACGATCGACAGCGCGCTGACGGTGCCTGCCGTGAATGCGGCGGTGGCGTTCCTGTCCCGCACGCTGGCGACCCTGCCCCTGCACGCCTATCGGCGCACGCGCGCCGGCCCGGAGCGCATCACCGGCAAGCTTGAGACCGTCGTGCACGAGGCGCCGAACGGCGGCATGGACGCCTTCAAGTTCCGGGCGTGGTTCTGGCAGCAGGTCTTTACCGGCGGGCGCGGGCTGGCCTGGATCGAGCGCGGCGCGGCGAGCATCGAAGCGCTGTGGCCGATGGACCCGGCCAAGACGAGCGTTCGTCGCACCGGCGGCCGGACCTTCTACGAGTTCGATGGGCGCACCTATCCGGCCGAAGACGTGCTCGACGTGCCCTACATGCTGAAGTCGGACGGGCTGGGGCACTACGGGCCGATCGCGCTGGCCTCGAAGGCGATCCAGCTCGCGCTGGCGATGAATGACTATGCCAGCCAGTTCTTTGCCGGCGGTGGCGTCCCGCCTCTGGCGCTGGTCGGACCACTGCCGCAGGGCGCGCAGGCGATGCAGCGTGCCATGGGGGATGTGCACCGGGCAATCGAGGCGGCGAAGAAGTCGGACAAGCCGATCTTCCCCATGCCGCCAGGGCACGAACTGAAGCCCGTGGGCTTCGATCCCGAAAAGGGGCAGATGACGGAGGCCCGGCGGCTCCAGGTCGAGGAGATCGCGCGGGCCTATCAGTTGCCGCCGGTGTTCCTGCAGGACCTCTCGCGGGCGACCTTCACGAATGCCGAGCAGCAGGACCTTCACTTGGTGAAGCACCTGATCGCGCAGTGGGCGCAGGCGCTTGAGGGCGAGATGAACCTCAAGCTGTTCGGCCGCATGAACTCGGGCCGATATGTCGAGCACAACCTGGATGGCTTGCTGCGCGGCGACTTCAAGAGCCGCATCGAAGGCATCGCCCGCGCGATCCAGAGCGGCCTGCTGACGCCGAATGAAGGGCGGGCGCTGGAGAACAGGCCCGACCACGAGAACCCTGCGGCGAACGAGCTTTTCGTCCAGGGCGCCACCGTGCCGCTGGGCACGCCTCCATCCCAGACAGGAGCCACGAATGAGCCTGGAGCGTCGGGCGACAGCGACCCCGCCTGAGATCCGCGCTGGCGAGGCTGCTGGCCGGGTCGCTCGTGGGTACGCCGCGCTGTTCAATGTGCCGGCCGACATTGGCGGCATCTTCACGGAGACGATCGCGCCGGGCGCGTTCACGGAGACGCTGCGCACGGCCGATGTGCGGGCGCTGATCGCCCATGACAGCGGTCGCGTGATCGGTCGCAGCAAGGCCGGCACGCTTCGTCTGTCCGAGGATGCGAAGGGGCTGCTTGTCGAGATCGACCTGCCCGACACCACGGACGGGCGGGATCTGGCCGTGCAGCTTGAACGCGGCGACATCTCCGGCATGTCCTTCGGGTTCTATGCCACGAAGGAGGAGTGGGACGAGAGCGGCAAGTTGCCGCACCGGACCATCCTGCGCGCCGAGCTGATCGAGGTCAGCGCGGTCGCGTTCCCGGCCTATCCTGACACGTCGCTGGCCCTGCGCTCCCTTGAGCAGGCGCGCAAGGAGCGGCGGCGGCAGAACTTCTCTGCGGCGGCCCGGCGCCTCCGCATGAAGACCAACCTCGCGCTCCGCATCCGCGGCGCCGAGAGTAAAGCCTAGCGACCCCGCAGGCCCAATCCCCCAACCATCCGAAGGGAACAGACATGACCCTGAAGGAAATTCGGGATCGGCAGGCGCAGATCGTTGCCGAGGCCCGCGAGCGGCTCGACCAGATCAACGACGCGACTGACGAGGCGCGCGTCAAGGAGCTGGAAGCGCAGCACGACACCGCCATGGCGGAGTATGACCGCCTTGAGGCCCGCGCCGCGCGCGAGGAGAAGCAGGCCGAGATGGAGTGCCGCGCCGAGGAGTTGCGCGCCAGGCAGCGCCCGGTGGACGGCAATCCGAAGGAGGTCCGCGGCCAGGACGACGGCCCCAAGTCCGACTACCGGACCGCGTTCTATCGCCTGCTGAGCGTCGGTGGTGAGGTGTCCGAGCTTTCGGCCGAGGAGCGTGCGGTCCTGCGGGCCGGCGTGCAGAACGGCGCCGAGTTCCGCGCGCAGACCACGACCGGTGGCTCCGGCACGGCGGGTGGCTACACGGTGCCCGTCGAGCTGGCCAACATGATCGTTCGCAGCATGCTGGCCTGGGGGCCGATGTACGACGGGAACCTCACCTCCGAGATGAATACCTCGGGCGGCGGGACCATCTACATCCCGACCGTGAACGACACCACGGTCACGGCCGAGGCGCACACCGAGGCCACGGCGCTGACCGACGACGGCGGCAAGGACGTGACCTTCGGGCGCAAGCAGCTCGACGCCTATGCCTACGACACCGAGTTCGTGCGGTGGTCCTGGGAGCTGGGCCAGGACAGCATCTTCAACATGGAGACGCTGCTTGGCAGCCTGCTCGGCGAGCGCCTGGGACGCATTGCCAACCTGCAGCTGACGACCGGCAGCGGCTCCTCGGCGCCGAACGGCATCGTCACGGCCTCCACCCTGGGCAAGACAGCGACCGATGACGCGGCCTTCACGGCCGACGAGGTCATCGACCTGGTGCACTCGGTGGACCCGGCCTACCGCACCGCGCCGAAGGTCCGGTTCATGTTCAACGACAGTGTGCTGGCCTTCATCCGCAAGCTGAAGGACGGCCAGGGCAACTATCTCTGGCAGATGGGGAATGTGCAGCAGGGCGTGCCGGGCACGATCCTGGGCTACCCGTACTCCATCAACCAGGCGATGCCGAGCATTGCGGCGAGCGCCAAGGTCATGCTGTTCGGTGACTTCGGCAAGTACTACGTCCGCAAGGTCGGCGCGCCGGTCATTGGCGTGATGCGCGAGCGGTTCTGGCCGGATCTCGGCATTGCCGGCCTGATCCGCTTCGACGGCGAGCTGGCCGACACCGCCGCCGTGAAGCATCTGGCGCTGGCGGCCTCCTAAGCTGCCGGACCCGCGGGCGGCCTACGGGCCGTCCGCATCCCCATTCAGGACGTCCCGATGATCCTGCGCCAGACCGCCATGCCGGCCGTCGAGCCGGTCACGCTCGCGGAGGCGAAAGCCCACCTGCGGGTGGATCACGAGGCGGAGGACGCGCTGATCGCGGCGCTGATCATCGCCGCCCGCGAGACCGTGGAGCAGGCGACGGGTCGGGCAATCCTGCCGCAGGATTGGGAACTGCGGCTCGACGACTTCCCGGTGCGGTGCTCCCGCGGCGCATGGGTCCGCGACGGCGCGATCGTGCTGCCTCACGCGCCGCTGGTGTCTGTGACCTCGATCATCACGCTGGGCGCGGATGGCGTCGAGACGGTCATGGCGTCCGACACCTATCAGGTTTCCATTCCCAGCGGCCCGAATGCGGGCCAGGCATCCATCACCCCTGCGGCCGGAGCGCTCTGGCCGCCCCTCGACGCCGGCGTCTCGGGTGCCGTCCGGGTAGGGTACCGGGCCGGCTACGTGAATGCGTCTGTTGTCCCGGCCGCGCTCCGGGCGGCCATCCTGCTGCTGCTCGGGGACCTGTACGCGAACCGCGAAGCGGCGAGTGCGGCCAAGGTGACGGACAACCCGACGATCGAGCGCCTGCTGGCGCCCTACCGCCTCTCCTGGATCTAGGAGCCCCCATGGCTGACCCCTTCGCGTCCTTTGGCGACGCGCCGATTGCGCCCGCGCGCCACCTCGCGGCCGTCACGCCCTCCGACGAGGACGACCTGGCCGCCATCCCCAAGGCGCTCTGGATCGCCGCCGCCGGCACGCTCTCCGTCATGGCCGTCGGAGATGACGCCGCGGTGGCGCTGGGCGAGCTGCCGGCCGGCACGCTCGTTCCTGTGCGCGCAAGGCGCGTCATGGCAACGGGCACGACGGCGACGGTGGTCGCGCTCGGCTGATGCTGCATCTCGGGATCGGCATGGTGCGTGCCGGAGCGCCCGGCGGGGGCTCTGTGCCCTTCCGCCCTGAGGCGCAGGCGGTGATCGCTGCCATGACGACGCCGCCGACTGAGCAGCGCCAGGGCGAGATCAACGCGTTGGTGGCAGTGCTGCAGGATGCCGCTGTCTGGAACAGGGTCGGCGTGCTGTATGTGTTTGCCGCGCATGACCAGCAGGCCGCGCTGATCAACTGGAAAGCCCCGGCCGGCACGCCCGCCCTGGCGACGGGCAGCCCGCCCTTCACCGCGGACCGCGGTTTCGTCGGCGACAACACCGCTGCGCACATTGACACCCAGGTTGCGTGGAACGCCGTCCCCGGCCTGGCCCAGGACGATGCGCATATGGGCGTCTATGCGTCCATCAGCGTGGGCTCGGCCACCGTTGCGGGGCAGGTCACCGGGGCGAATGCCACGATCAGCCGCAATGCCGGCGCCTTCGCGACACGGCTGCACAACGCCGCCGCGGGCAATGGCGGCATGATCGGGACGACGCCGCTGCATCTCTGCATGAGCCGCGCGGCTTCGGTCGGCTATGACCGTTACGTGGACGGCGCCTTCGACACGACGCATACCGTGGCATCGGAGGCGCCCTCCACCGGCAATCTCACCGGGCTGCGGAGCAACACGGCGTTCGCGCCGTCCAACGTCTCCCTGCGCGCCATGCATGCCGGCGCGTCCCTGAGCGCGGGCCAGGCCGCCGCGATGGCCGGGGCCATTGCCGCCTACATGGCCGCCGTCGGCGCGAACGCCTGAGCCCGCCCATGCTCGCCGGACCGCTTGACCGCCGCATCACGCTGCAGAGCCCCTCCGTGCTGGAGCGCGGCGCTGCGGGCGACGCCCCGGTGGTGTACACCACCGTCGCCACCGTCTGGGCCAGCCGGCGTGACCTGCGGGGCCGCGAGGTGCTGGCCGCCGGCACCACCGTGGCCGAGGGCGAGACGACGCTGGTCATTCGCTACCGGAGCGACGTGCGGCCGTCCTGGCGCGTCGTCATGGACGGGCGGAACTATGACATCCAGAGCATCGCGGAGCTGGGCCGGCGGGACGGGCTGGAACTCCATTGCATCGTGGCGGCCGACTGACATGCGCTTCGGACTGACGATCTCCGGCGGCAACGAGGCCGCGAACCGGCTGCGTGGCCTGTCGGCCGAGCTGCAGAAGGGCGCGCTCTACAATGCCCTGCACCGCTCCGCCGGCGTAATCCAGCGTGCCGTGCAGGCGGCGGCGCCGGTCGGCACGGAGCCGACGCGCAAGACGCGCCGGGTGCGGAGCGTCTTCATCGCCCGCGGGCGCATCCGCGGCCGGCTGCGGCTCGCGGCGCCGCAGTCTGTCGCCTACGACTACGGGCACCTACGCGAGAACATCCGCCGCCGCCGGCTGAACTTCCGCCGCACGGGCGAGATTGCCGTGCAGGTGACGCGCGGGCGGGCCTTCTGGGCGTTCTTCCTGGAGCGCGGCACCCGGCGCATGCGGCCGCACCCCTTCTGGCAGCGTGCCAGCAAGGCGGCTGAGGCACAGGCCCGTGCCGAGTTCGAGCGTGCGTTCCGCGAGGCCGTGCAGCGCGCCATGGCGAGGGCGGGCCGGTGACGCTCGAGCAATCCATCTACGAGGCGCTGTCCGGGCATGCGCCGCTCACCGCCCTGGTGGGGACGCGAATCTACCCGGTCGATGCGCCGCAGGCCTCGCCACTGCCGCGCGTTGTGTTTGCCCGGCAGGAGACGCAGAACTTGGCGCATCTCGGCGGCCGCGGCTCGCACGACCAGGTGCAGGTGGCGGTGATGTGCTTTGCCGAGACCAGCGAGGCGGTGCGCGGCGTCGCGGGTGCCGTCCGCAACGCTCTCGACGGGCTGATCGGCAGCAACGCCATTGCCTGCGCCCGGCTGATCGGCCGCGTGCAGGCCCGCGTGCGCGAGACCGAGGCCGATCCCGGCGTCCTGTCCGATGCCCTGCTCTTCGACATCCTGACCGCGGAGACCTGACCCATGGCGATCCAGTCCCCGGGGACGACGCTCTCGATTGAGAGCGAGACCCCCGATACCTACACGCCCGTTGGCGAGGTGACATCCATCAGCGGCCCGGCCGAGAGCTGGACCGTGCTGGACGTCACGAACCTGTCCGACACGCGTATGCGCAAGGCGCTGGGCCTGAAGGACCCGGGCCAGATCACGGTCGGGCTGCAGCTTAACTATGGCGATGCCGGCCAGGACCGGCTGCGCACGCAGGCCGCCGCCAAGGCCCTCTGCAACTGGCAGATCGAGATCCCGGCAGGGACGTCCGGCAGCGGCGCGGCCAGCGACGCCACGACGCTGGAGTTCGCGGCCTATATCTCGGCGATCTCCATCAATGCGCCGATCAACGGCGTGATCACCGCCTCCGTGACGCTCACGGTGGACAGCGACATCACCGAGGCCGCCTGATCCATGCTGACGCGTGAGCAGATCCTGGGCGCCCGGCCAGTGCTGGGCAGCCTGGAGGTGCCGGAGTGGGGCGGCGCGGTTGCCATCCGGCGAATCGGAGCGCTCGACGTGGCGGCGCTGTCGGATGAGCAGGACAGCGGGCGCCGCACGGTGCTGATGG